ATTTTGGAAAGAATTTAAGATAAAATCATGCCACATAAGGCCGACATTCCTGAAGCTTCGTTTTGGCATTTATTGGAATCTCGTTATCGGATCTTTCCTAGCGATGTGCAGTTATTGAGGCCTCTATTGAGATCTTTATCCCAATTTCCTGTCTATATTCAACACCCTGCGTTTGAGGTGTTGAATCGCGTCGATTATTGTTAAGCTCATGTAGGGTAGGCAGCTTCGGCTCAGGGAGTAACGCCCCTGCCCTGCCAGTTCTAGCGGGCTGACGAAAATTTTTGTCAGTTGATACAAGGTTATGGTGAAAATCCGTAACCTTAGAAAGCGTCGTAAGATCAAATTGCAGAATACGCGTCGAGTAAACGTCCGCGAGCCTTTATCGTGTACAGTGTCCAGACGACCACCTAAAACGAAACGTAAGAAATCTGGCGGACAGCGTAAAGTGAAATTGCATCCCCACGTTCAAACATTTATTGACTACTGCGGGCACAAACATTATACCCCATCTTTGTTGAGGAATGCTTCGTTACATTCTTTTCCTCTTCATCGACAAAGTGTTTACGGCCGCTTCACGGTTACCACTAATGCTGCCGGTTTAGGTTGGATTGTTTTTAATCCATACTATTTGTTCCAGTCATATGTCGTATTTAATAGCAGTACGGCTATTGCTCCTGTTATTTATAGCGGAGCCACTTGGAGCGGTACTCTTGGTTCCACTTTGGGAGATACCACTACAGGAGTCTCTAATGGCTCTTGTAATGATGGAGTTCTGCAAACTAGTACGTTCTCTGGCAACGCTTACGGTAAACATCGTTGCCTAGGTTTGACTATGGTTGTCCGTTATTTAGGTACTGAATTAAATCGAGGAGGTGAAGTGTTTGTTGTTGAAAACGCTGAGATGGTGCAATTGATAGGCACTACTTTTACTTTCGCAACAATTACCGCTTGGCGAGATTCTCATAAATACTTGATTGGACCAGAAGCTATTGCGCACAACCATACGGGACGTTGTTCGCAAGAGCTGGATTTCCAAGTGGGACAAGTCTGGGGCAACACAATTGATGCTCCCTCCGGGAGCACCTCCTTACCAAACCTCACTGGCGAAGGGGGTAACATTGGTGGTAATCTATATAGCATGTCAGGAGCTGACTCTGCTTCCCAAGGTTGGAATCTAGGCATATTCTTCAATGCGGCTGGTGGATCGCAAAATTTCGAGGTCGAAGTGCACGGCCATTATGAGGGTGAATTTAGGTTTACCAATGGTGCCGATGCCTATTCTCATGAATCTATAGCAAATGCCAATCCAGCGCAATTTGCCGCTATTAGTGCAG